AAGTCCGAGTTCGCTAGCTCCTTGCTGCCCGCTTGGATGATCGGGCGTAACCCTAAATTAAAAATTATTCAAACGACCCACACCGGGGAACTAGCAATACGATTCGGTAGGAAAGCTAAAACGCTCATGGATTCTCCCGAGTATAAACAAGTCTTTGAAACGAGACTTAGAGAAGATTCACAAGCAGCAGGCAGATGGGAAACAGCGCAAGGGGGAGAATACTTTGCAGCTGGTGTTGGTGGAGCAATAACTGGACGGGGTGCGGACTTATTAATCATTGACGATCCTCACTCGGAGCAAGATGCACTTAATGCAACAGCTCTTGAGCGAGCTTACGAATGGTATACATCAGGTCCTCGTCAAAGGCTTCAGCCAGGAGGAACTATCGTTTGCGTTATGACGAGATGGAACACGAAGGACTTAACAGGAATGTTATTACAACATCAAAAGGAAGCTAAAGCTGACCAGTGGGAGTTAATAGAATTTCCTGCAATCATGCCTTCAGGTAATCCTGTTTGGCCAGAGTATTGGAATACTAAGGAACTAGAAACTGTAAAAGCCAGTTTAAGTGTTGGTAAATGGAATGCACAGTGGATGCAAAACCCAACTTCTGAAGAAGGTGCAATCATAAAAAGGGAATGGTGGAAGAAGTGGGACAAAGATAGTTTACCAAGACTAGAACACATCATTCAATCTTACGATACTGCTTTCATGAAAAAGGAAACGGCAGACTTTTCTGCCATTACTACTTGGGGTGTCTTTAGGGAAAATGAAGATAAACCACCTAATTTAATTTTAGTTGATGCCATAAAAGGAAGATACGAGTTTCCAGAACTAAGAAGACGAGCACTAGAAGCTTATAAATACTGGGAACCAGAGACAGTTTTAATCGAAGCAAAGGCTTCAGGACTGCCATTAACCTATGAATTAAGAAATATGGGAATACCAGTTGTTAACTTTACACCGAGCAAAGGAAATGATAAACATGCAAGAGTAAACTCGGTGGCACCGCTATTTGAAAGCGGCACCATATGGGCGCCCACTCACAAGGGGTTTGCACAAGAAGTCATAGAGGAATGCGCAGCGTTCCCTTATGGCGATCATGATGACTTGGTAGATAGTATGACCCAAGCTGTTATGAGATTTAGACAAGGTGGATTAATACCTCATCCTGAAGATTATCGGGAGGAGAAGATTATAAAAACGAAACATGTATACTATTAATGGTTAGAAAGCTGACAACAACTATCCCTCCATTAAAAGGCCCTGTTTCACAGGGCTTGAATATTGTTTATAAAAAGGATAGAAGTAATATAGCATCGGAGAAAATAAATGGCAGAAATAGACAAAGCTTTACCGAACGTAAAGCAAACAGTAAACGTACCTAGTCCTCAAGACATAGAAATCGCTGAACAAGAAAAATTAAACGAGCAGCAAGAAGCTGGTCAACCTATTGAAACAGTAGAAAACGAAGACGGTTCCGTTGATATAAATTTTGATCCAAAAGTTGGAAGTCCTGGAGAAGATGAAGGACACTTTGCCAATTTAGCAGAACTATTACCAGACAATGTTTTAGATCCATTAGGAAGTACCCTTTATAATAATTACGATGACTATAGAAATTCTAGAAGAGATTGGGAAAGAGCTTATACAAGTGGTTTAGATTTATTAGGATTTAAATACGATGATAGATCAGAACCATTTAAAGGTGCATCAGGTGCAACTCACCCAGTATTAGCAGAAGCTGTAACTCAGTTTCAATCATTAGCATATAAAGAATTATTACCAGCAGGGGGTCCCGTTAGAACTCAAATCATTGGCATGCCTTCTCCTGACAAGGAGCAACAAGCATTACGTGTTAAAGAATTTATGAATTATCAAATCATGGATCAAATGCAGGAATACGATGCTGAATTTGATCAAATGTTATTTTATTTACCTTTAGCTGGTTCTGCATTTAAAAAAGTTTACTACGATGAAATTATGCAAAGAGCTGTTTCTAAATTTGTCCCTGCGGATGATTTAGTGGTTCCTTATACGGCAACATCTTTAGATGATTGCGAATCAGTTATTCATGTAGTTAGAATGACAGAAAACGAATTAAGAAAACAACAAGTAGGTGGATTTTATAGAGACATAGAACTTAATCCAAGTTTTCTAAATGAAACAGAAGCACAGAAAAAAGAAAGATCTCTTGAAGGTGTTTCACGTGGAAGAGATGACAGAATGTATACAATCTTAGAATGCCACGTTAATTTAGACTTAGATGGTTTTGAAGATGCAGGTGAAGATGGAGAACCTACAGGAATTAAATTACCTTACATTGTAACCATTGAAGATGGTACTAGAAAAGTTTTATCTATTAGAAGAAATTATGAAGTAGGTGATAAATTAAAAAACAAAATAAATTATTTCGTTCACTTTAAATTTTTACCAGGACTTGGTTTTTATGGTTTTGGTTTAATACACATGATTGGTGGACTATCTCGTACAGCAACAGCTGCTTTAAGACAGCTCCTTGACGCTGGCACCTTGTCGAACTTACCCGCTGGATTTAAGATGCGTGGTATTAAAATGAGAGACGAGGCACAAGCATTACAACCTGGAGAATTTAGAGACGTAGACGCTCCAGGAGGTTCTTTGAAAGATGCATTCATGACACTGCCATTTAAGGAACCCTCAGCAACATTATTACAACTTATGGGTGTCGTGGTACAAGCAGGGCAACGATTCGCAAGTATTGCCGATCTGCAAGTAGGAGACGGGAATCAACAAGCAGCAGTGGGCACGACAGTGGCTATGTTGGAAAGAGGATCAAGAGTAATGTCTGCGATCCATAAAAGATTATATGCTGCCATGAAAAAAGAATTTAGTTTACTTGCAAGAGTTTTCAAATTGTATCTACCTCCGGTTTACCCATACGATGTTGTGGGTGGTCAAAGACAAATCATGCAAATGGATTTTGATGACAGGGTAGATATATTGCCAGTTGCAGACCCGAACATTTTTTCTCAAACACAGCGAATTTCCCTCGCACAAACGGAACTGCAATTGGCAACCTCGAATCCTATGATTCATAATCAATATGAAGTTTATCGGAACATGTATGAAGCATTAGGAGTAAAAGATATTGACTTAATTTTAAAAAAACCACCCAAACCGATGCCAAAGGATCCTGCATTAGAGCATATTGATGCTTTAGCAGGACAACCTTTCCAAGCTTTCCCTGGACAAGACCACAGAGCACATATCACGGCGCATTTGAACTTTTTAGCAACTAATTTAGTTAGAAATGCGCCGATGGTAGGGGGTGCAATTGAGAAAAATTGCTTAGAACACATTTCATTAATGGCTCAAGAGCAAATTGAACTAGAATTTAGAGAAGAATTGCAACAATTAGGACAAATGATGCAAATGTTGCAAAATCCACAAGCTGTTCAACAGAATCCTAACTTGCAAAATCAAGTACAGATGATGCAAAACAAGATAGAATCAAGAAAAGCAGTGTTAATTGCGGAAATGATGGAAGAATTTAAAAATGAAGAGAAGAAAATTACTTCTCAATTCGATCATGACCCTATAGCTAAACTAAGAGCAAGAGAATTAGACATTAGAGCTATGGATAATGAGTCGAAAAGAAAACAAACAGAACAAAAACTTAACCTTGAGCGTATGAGAGCAATGATGAATCAAGGTAATGTTGAAGAAAAACTTGATCAAAACGAAGAATTAGCTGAATTAAGAGCTGAAACTTCAATTGAAAAACAAGAAATGGCTAATGAATCGAGAGAAAAGTTAGCTAGAATGAAACCAAGAGGAAACTAAGGAGGAAAAATGGCTTGGAAAGGGTATGCACCAACAAATAAGGCAAAAGTTATCAAAACACCAAGAGTTGATAACAAAAAACCTAAAGATAAAAATCCTGTGACTGGATCTCGTGCAGCTAGACCACAGAAACCTGTAACTTGGAGTTAATATGTGGTTTAGTGCTATTAAATTAGCTCTCAACGCTGGAACTCATATTTACAAAAAGCGTCAAGAGACAAAAATGGCTATGGCTGATGCACAACACATGCACGCAGCTAAGATGGCCCGAGGCGAGGAAGCTTACCAGGGCAAACTTCTAGAAGCCCGTCAAAACGACTACAAGGACGAGGTGGTTTTGGCGATTCTCACACTGCCCATTTTGGTGCTGGCTTGGGGAGTCTGGTCGGACGATCCGGCTGCTATGGAGAAAATAAAAACCTTCTTCGAGCATTTTCAGGCACTGCCGACCTGGTTTACAAATTTATGGATCCTTGTATGCGCCAGCATTTTTGGTATAAAGGGAACACAAATATTTAGAAACGGAGGAAAAAAATAATGACTGATAAGAAAAAAGATTACAAACTTGGATTAGAACTTCAAGGTGATTACAAAGGCAAAACTTTAAAAGGTAAAGCAAAAGAATTTGTAAAAACAGCAGTAAAACAAAACATAGGCACAGTAAAAAAATTTTTAGGTAAAAATAAAAGACCTAAAGGTGGTTGGACAGATTAATTTATGGATCCATTAACCGTTGTAGCAAAGCTACAAAAAATAATGCAAGACAATCTTCAGAGAGTTGGAGACACACTCA